AAGTAGATGATAGACCATAGCCATCAAGTCACACCGTCAGGGTGGCTATGGTCTTTTTCTAGAGGGGGGAATAACAAATGCGTACACTTGTCCGCTCTATTGGCCGTGCCAGTATTGGTGGAGAGCCGTTGCCTAGTTGCTTTAAGGCGTTCGAGAACAACAAGATTATCATTAGACGCTCTGAAGTTTCAATGTTTGCAGCAGCTCCAGGAGTTGGAAAATCCACACTAGCATTAGCATTAGCACTGAAGATGAAAGTACCAACGCTATACATATCAGCAGATACCAACGCACATACTATGGCTATGAGATTAGCCTCAATGATTTCAGGTAAGTCGCAGTCAGATGTGGAAGGGATGCTATCAACTGATATCGGTTGGACTAAGGCTACACTAGCTAAGGGTTCACATATTGTTTGGTCATTTGAATCAGCACCAACACTACAAGATATTGATGAAGAAGTAGAAGCGTTCGAAGAACTATGGGGTTGCCCCCCAACTTTAATTGTAGTAGATAATCTAATGGACGTAGCCACAGATGGTGGCGAAGAGTTCGCATCAATGCGAGCTATCATGAAGGAGTTGAAGTACCTTGCCCGTGCTACTAATGCTGCTGTTGTTGTTCTCCATCATACAAGTGAGGCTGTCATGGGTAGTCCTTGTCAACCACGCAGTGCCATTCAGGGTAAGGTTGCTCAGCTTCCTGCGCTTATCTGTACTCTTGGTGTTGTGGGTACTAGTATGGGTGTCGCACCAGTAAAGAATCGTTACGGTAAAGCTGATGCAGGGGGCGGACTCATGACATGGGTTGCTTTCAACCCTGAGTACATGTTTATAGATGATATACCAGAGAATGTGTGAGGATATGGAAAAGACAATTAAGATTATGAAACAAGAAGCTTATGTTGAAGGCTATCAAGATGGTTATCTAGCTGCTACTAATGAATTGAAGGCAAAGAATGACAACACGAAAATCACACAAGGCTAGAGGAGCAACATATGAAACACAACTACGAGATTATTTTAGACGAAATGGATATGACGCTGAGAGACTTGCGAGAACAGGCAAGCGAGATGAAGGCGATGTTGCAATCAGAGCTGACTTCCTTGGCTCAGTTGGGGTCATCGAAGCCAAAGCTCCAGGTCAATCAGGTCGCATTGACCTCTCTGGTTGGACGAAAGAGGCTCAACTTGAAGCAACTCATTATGCGGAAGCAAGAGGCATCGACAGGGAAGCAGTGTTGCCAGCAGTCATCATCAAAGCTAGAGGGAAATCGGTGGAAGATTCGTACTTAGTATTTAGATTGGGTGATGTCTTTGGAAAATGATATGCCTTCGGTCAAGTCGGTGCTCGAACACTACGGTGCAGAGATACGACGTGACCACGGGCAGGTCAATCTTAAGTGTCCCTTTCATGGGGACACACACCAATCAGGTACAGCAAATTTAGATGACAATGTATTCTATTGCTTTGCTTGTGGCATAGGTGGCAATAGTTTACAACTAATATCAAGGCAGGAAGGGGTGGATATACGTGGTGCAAAGAGATTCGCAGAAGGAATTGCTGGGGTTAGCTACACGGAAGTACGCGGAAAGCATTTATCTGGCAGAAGATTACCTCAGAAGTCGGGGAATTACAATGGAAGTAGCGCGACTAGCAAGATTAGGCGTCGTTAATGAACCTGAAGCAGGGCATGAAGCTTACGCGGGACGGCTTGCTATTCCGTATCTCACTAAGACTGGCGTCGTTGACCTACGTTTTCGCTCACTTAACCCTGCTGTTGAACCGAAGTATATGGGCATGGTTGGGTCTGATACTCGCATGTATAATGTACTGGACATTGAACGTGCTGGCGATTGGATTGGAGTCTGTGAAGGAGAGCTGGACACGCTTACTCTTTCTAGGTGCGTTGGAATTCCCTGTGTTGGAGTCCCAGGCGCGAACTCTTGGAAGAAACATTACACCCGTCTCCTTGCCGACTTCGAAAGAGTCTTCATCTTTGCCGACGGTGACGCGCCAGGTAGAGAGTTTGCCAATAGTCTGGCAAAGGAACTCCCAGTCACCATCATTGGATTCCCAGACGGGGAAGATGTTAACTCAGCTTATACTAAATACGGGGCGGAATTCATTAGAGAGAAAGCAGGGATAGTAGATGTCTGATAGTACCGAGAAGTGTCCTGAGTGTGGTGAACACTTTGACAATGCCTTCGAAGCAATCGACCACATACTTGAGGACGATGAAGACTTTGACCCAGCATTAATTTTACCCAATGGATATCGTTTGATGATTGGGTCGTTGTTACGCTGTATGTATCGGTACGCAGATGAACCTGAACAGATACGAAAGATAACACAGTCAACGTTCTTAACTTTATTTACAGCAGAGACACAACCTAGTGTCATGAAAGATGTTGTTGAAGATATGATTGTTGACTCTAGCATGATGGACTTGGACGATGAACTCAAAAACTTACTGGCAGATGGAGCGTGAAGAGATATGGCAGATTATAAATCACTTAGTGGGCCAAGGATTAAAGGTGAACAGTTTTCACGTAGAGAATCACCAGTTGCTCATAGAGATAAGCGTTCCGTTGTTAACTTCGAGGACGCAGTAGATAAAATCTATGCTGAGTTAGCAGCGTTGCTGCTCAGTAAGCATAAGGATTATGGCCCGAAGAATATAGCAGACGCGCCTGGTGGTGCGTTGAATGGATTGCGCGTGCGAATGCACGACAAGTTAGCACGTATCAATAACTTAGTTGATACAGGTGAAGTACCACAGTACGAAAGCCTTGAGGATTCCTTCAAGGATATGGCTAACTACGCAATCATTGGATTGCTAGTACTACGAAAGCAATGGGACAATGACTAACAAATCAAGCTTCGACTTAGACTTCGGCTTCGGACGTAAAGGTGAGCAGTTAGTAGATGAGTTGCTTACTGGTGGACGTACTGTTGAAGTAAAGCGTGACCGTAAGTGGGCTAAGACTAACAACCTATACATCGAAACCGAGTGCTACTTCAAGAAGATTGAGGGCTGGGGCCCATCAGGGTTGATGGTAACTGAGGCTGCGTACTGGGCGTTCGTGCTTGAAGAGTCAACACTCATCGTGCCAACTGCTGCGTTACGCTGGTGCGTTACTGAGTTTGGTCGAGAGATTACCTGTAATATTCCACCGAATATTTCTAAGGGATACCTGATTACAGTAGATGATTTAATGTCAGCGACGCGACTATATAAGAAGGCGACAAGTGGACTGGTCAAGAATTGAACCTTGGGATTACATTGTAATTAATGTAGCCTCAGAGTACCATCGTAAGTTTGATATGGTGGAAGCTGAGGATATTAAACAATCATTGTATGAGTGGTTCATCGACCACCCTAATAAGTTAACTGAGTGGGAAGCCATCGGTCATAAGGACGCGAAGAACTTATTGTATCGTTCGTTGCGTAATCAAGCACTAGACTATTGCCAACGATGGAAAGCAAAGACAGTTGGCTACGAGAAGGACGACTTGTTCTACTATGAACCTGAACTTGTTGAGGCATTGTTACCTGCTGTATTGCGTGTTGACTACAGCATTACTCATAAGTTAAACTTAGGCAGGACAGGTAAGCCTACTGCCCCCAATGAGGGGGGTAACTTACCAGTCATGATGATTGAGATTGACTATGCGTATTGGAAACTAAACGCAGAGGATAGGAAGTTACTATTCTTCCGACACGCAGAGGCGATGGACTTCAAAGAGATAGCTAACTTACTATCACTAGGTACTGATGATGCTGCGCGTATGCGACATAAGCGTGCCATGCGTCGCTTAATAAATAAGATAGGTGGCTTCCGCCCCTATCGTGATGAAGATACTAAGGACTCCACGGAAACAGAAGAGTCACAATCCACAGTATCAGAAGAATAAAGTAAGTTAAAGACGCGACCGACACTACTATCATAAGCGGTAGTAGTATCGGCGCGTACTTAATTAGGAAACTCTTCATCAAAGTTTAGCTCAGTATCAACTAACTCCATCTCGGCAGGGTCAAAGGTTGTATCCTCAGGATAGTCAGCGAACAACTCATCTTCAAGTTTACCCCAATCATCACCTGTTCTATCCATATACCACTCACAATTAGGGCACTCAACACTATGTGTCTCGAACTCCCAACCATCTTCACGCTCGATAGTTTCTTCTGTGCTACATAGCATACATCTATAGAACTCTAACCACATATTACCCTCCCGTTGAATAGAAACCTGAACCATTAAACTTTACTGCTGGTGCTGTGTATACCCGCTCCATAGGAGCACTACATGTTACACATGCGGGTCGCTCATGGTTAAAAGGTAAGGACAACTCAATTACTTTGCCCTCACCTGGGCACTCGTACTCATAC